GACCGACACCGAGTTGAACGCCGTGCTCAGTTGCGCCAGGGTCAGGGAGCCCGCGGTGGCCTCCTTGTACGACCTCCACCACGTGAACGCGGTGGCGTCGATGTTGCCGACGGTGGTGATCGAGTCGGTGTGATCGCCGACGATGGCGACCAGGCCGAGCCAGTCCTTGTTGGAGTTGCCCGTTCCGTCCGACGTCAGGAACATCTGGTCGAACTTCTCCTTGAGCGTCTCCTCGGTCTGCATGATCTTCGACTCCAGAAGATCGATGAGTTCGGCCTCACCGTTGTTCTGGGCCTCTTCCAGACCGTTGATCGCGATGCTCGCGGCGTACTGGCGCCACGGGTACTCCGCAGCGGTGATGCCGTCCTGCGCCGTCAGCGAGATGGTGTCGTAGCCGCTGTACGAGGCAGCGGTCGTGTTCATCCCGTAGATCAGCTGCTCGACGATCTTCACGCCGCCGCTCTTCTTCACCATGCGGCCAGCCTGCATCAGCCAGTACTGGAACGGCCGCGCAGAGAAGATGTTGTCGGTGAGCTTGTTGTCGTAGTTGGCGAGGGTGGTCGCCAACAGGGCGTCGAAGTTGGGGTTGCCAGCCATTGGGGCTCCTTGGGCTTAGAGGCTCAAGAGATGCCGTGCTCGCGCTTCGCCATCTCCCACGCCTCACGAATCGATGAGGCTTGGTGGGAGCCACTGCCGACAGAACCAGCGGGTGCGCCCCCGCCTTGCTCGACCGCGCCGTTCAGGTTCCTCTTCGCTGCAGTCGCAGCGTCTTCACGCTGCTTCTGCTGCTCTGCGTACTGCCTCTGCGCTGCCCGCTCGACCAGAACCTTCTGGCCTGCGATGGCGGCGAAAGCATCGGCAATCGCGGTTGGTCCCTGCCATCCACGTTCGAGGGCGTAGGCCACAGCCTCACGTCCATCGACGTCCTCCCACAAGGCAGCAGCGTCTTCGACGTCTCGGGCGAGTTGCTCGTCCGCATCGCGCTGGGCCCTCGTCTCGAACTCTCGCTCGACACGGTTCAGCCTGCGCTCCAGCGGATCGAGGAACTCATCCTCCTCGTCAGGCTGCTCCTGCTGCAGCAGTCCGTACCGCTCTTGGAGCGTTCGGACCGCCAGTTCGGGGTTCGACTCCAGCGCTCTCGCGATGGCGTCGGCGAACTGCAGTTGCTGCCTCTGCTGCGCCAGTTCCTGGTTCTTCCTGGTGTAGTCAGCCGTGCGGCTGTACCCACCGATCAGTTCAGAAACGGGAACCTCGATCTCCTCACCGTTGACGGTGACCCGAGTCATCTGGTCAGCGTACGGTGTCGGATCGAAGTATTCGGGGCCTGCCGACTCTGCGGCTTCCCCGCTTGCCTCGGCCCCTTGTCCGTCATCGACGGGGGCAGCCTCTGGCTGGATCTCTTCGGGCACTAGGACTCCTTGCGGTTGGTCATGCCTTCACACATATGCTCTTACTGGTACGTCAGGCTACGCCCTGCGGGATGTTCTCCGTCGAGAGGCCAACCTTCGTGCCGAGCATGGCGAGCACCTTCGGGTCGATGTTCCCACCCTGACCAGGTGCGATGGGCGGACCAGCGGGCGGCGGACCGCCAGGGCCCGTCGGCATTGGCGGTCCACCCGATCCGTCAGGAGGCCCAGGAGGGGCGCCCCCAGGCCCTTCGGGGCCCATAGGTGGCATCATGGGGGTCATGCCTGCCATACCCGTCGGATCGACGAACGACTCAGGGTTCGTGATGCCGAACCCTTCACGCAGCACGTGCTGAGCCAGCTTCGGGAGGTTGATGACGCCAGCGCCGATCAGCGGCGCGCAGGCGTCCATCATCTGCAGCGCCGACTGGCGGCGGAACGACTCGTTGTTCGGCTGGGTCGAGCCAGCCTCCACCTCGAAGTCGAACTCTCCCTTGATCCACTCGCGGTCGAAGTTCAGCCATGCGGGCTGCCCGTCTACGCCCACGATCCGAACGACCTGGTCGCCAGTCAGCATCTCCTGCGCCAGAGCGACGAGCCGAGAGGCGATGACAGCGATGAAGCCTTCGACGATCGCCAACTTGTCCGCCGAGCGGGCGTTGGCGGCGTCCTGCATCATGGCCGCTTCGGTCGCTGTGCGGCGAACCTCTGGCATCCCACCACGCTGGTACTCGGACACGCCCGAGATGCGGTCGATGTCCTGCTCGATGAGCTCGGACTGCTGGTAGAAGTCGGGCGGGATCGGGATGGCGGGAATCGGCATCATCACGTTCGTCAGCGGCTCCTGGCCGATGACGGGGACCATCGTGTTGTCCTCATCCGACTCCAGCGCCGAGCGGCCCTTCGGGTCGAACGACGCCTCCCTGAACAGCCACTTGCGCTGGTAGCGCTTGCGGTGGTTCAGCATCTGCGTACGAGTCTCGTTCAACTCCCGCTGCAGGGGCTCCAGCGCTTCGAGGTCGCCCATCGGGTAGAAGTGCTCGGGCACCTCGTAGTTGCGGATCATGCAGAACGGGTGACCGAACGCGAACGGGGAGGGAGCGGGCGGGATGAGGAAGGTGGCATCCTTCTCGTCGGTCGTGTCGCAGAAGGTGGCGACCGTCTTCCTGCGGAGGTCGTAGAACTCCCACACGTCCACGTAGCCCGTGCCTTCGGTGCCCTTCTCCCTGTAGTCCTCCTTGTTGTAGGCGGACTCGCCGTCGTACTTGGCGTACGAGCCGCTCATCACCTTGTCGCGAGCGGCCTTCTTGTAGCGCTTGTCGGCCTTGACCGCCTTCACGCTTCGGCGGATGCGCTGCGCGATCCAGCCGATGTCGTCCATGCACGTGCCCATCGGGTCGACGTAGATGTCGTGCGGGGACACACGCTCGCCGAAGGGGCGGTCCTCGGTGATGACGGTGTTCGCCTCGACGGTCGAGTCGGGGCGAGGATCGGCGAAGTCGTCAGCGGGCTCCGAGTCGTACTCGGATCCGCTCGTGTCGTCGTACTGCTCTGCCGCCTGCTGCTGTTGCTCGACGAAGCGGTAGCCCGTCTTGATCCAGCCGTGGCCGACCGTGAGGAAGTCCTTGATCGCCCGCTTGAAGGACGACTGCATCCCGAAGTGCCGCCACCAGTAGTTGATGACGGCCTCTGTGATGATGGCCCGATCCTGGTCTTCGGACTTGCGGGCCATCACCGTGATCTTGGGATGGTTCACGCTGACTGACGGACCGATGACGTTGACCGTCGCGAAGGCGACGTTCACCACCATGCGGTCCGTCTCACTCACATCGTCGTACTGCTTCCCGCGGTACATGTCCACGAGGAGGCACCACAACTTGTCGTACTTCTCTTGCTCCCGCCACTTCTTCGAGGCGGCAAGCCGATCGCGGTACGTCTTGAGGACGTCAGCGTTGCGCGGTCGCGCCATCAGCCAACGCGATCCCTGATGACCTCACGCTGGACAGCGGGGATCGCCGTGTTCACCGTCTCCTCGGAGTACACGAACTTGCGACTCGCGGCCCCGATGAGGCCGACGACCGCAACCAGCGTCAGCTGGCCCGTCGAGTTGAGGTCGAGCGCACCCGTCACGACGTACGTGACGATCTGGGCGATGATGGCGACCGCAGTGAAGATGCGGACCGCCTCCTTGGACAACTTGAAGTGGTCGAGGATGCTCACTTGCTTCCCTTCTCGGCAGCCTTGGCGGCGCGGGCCACCTCGGCATCATGGGCTCGGCTCTTCCTGTCGGCCTCGACCTGGTCGGCGCGGGCCTTCTCGGCGTCCTTCTCGGCGTCCTTGCGGACCTTGGCGTCGAGCGCCTTCGCGTCGCCCTTCGAGGCTTCCTGCGCCTCGTGGACGGGGTCAGCGGTCGGGTCGGCCGCGTTGGGGTCGTCCTGGGCGTCGAACTCGAACCAGAGCGGCGAGACTCCGCCGACTCCTGCAGCGCTCTTCGTCTTCGCGACGACGTAGGTGTGGGGCTCCTCGTCCCAGCCGACGACGACCACCTTGTCGCCGACCTCGAAGTCGCCGACGGGGTGGGTCAGGGTCGCAGGGAAGGGGAAGGACTGGTCGGTGACGTGGACGATCATGGTTGCTCCTCTTGCTTGCAGGCTTCGATTGCTACTGCTTGTGCGTTGACTGCGTCGGCCAGGGCGGCGCCCGTGGCCTTCGACCTCTTGATGGCCTCGCCGAGGGCATCGACGACCGCCTGAACCTGTGTGCGGTCCGTGGCGATCTGCACCACGAACTGCCCCACCAACTCGTCGACCTCGCCGAGCGAGATCACCTTGCTCGTGAGGGCGATGTTGACGGCGGAAGCCGCCTTCGCCCGACACGTCTGCTCTGCCTTGATCGCTTCCAACTGGTCGTTCTTCGAGTTGCGATCGATGGTCGTCGTGACGACGGCGAACAGCGCCGTCAGCGACAGCAGGAACATGCTCATGGCA